ACCAATTTATGAACGAAGGAAGTTTGATCGTTCTTGAGGGAACTGTACTCGATATGATGCAGGTTTATGAGGACTTGGATAATCACATAAATGAATGCGGTTATGATGTTCGATGTTTCGGCTTTGATCCATACAACGCAAAAGAGTTTGTTGAACGTTGGGAATCCGAAAATGGTCCATTCGGTATTGAAAAAGTTATACAGGGTGCAAAAACAGAGTCCGTTCCTTTGGGTGAGTTGAAGAAACTCTCCGAGGAGCGGATGCTTTTATTTGACGAGGAACTGATGACTTTTGCCATGGGTAACTGCATTACTTTGGAAGATACGAATGGAAACCGTAAATTATTGAAGAAACGATATGAGCAAAAGATTGACGCTGTCGCAGCTATGATGGACGCCTATATCTCTTATAAAGCGAATAAAGATGCTTTTGAATAAAGGTGGTGATTAGCATATGGATAATGGATTGGCCCATCACGGTATTCTCGGAATGAAATGGGGCGTACGAAGAACCCCAGCCCAGCTCGGTACTCTTACTAAAAAAGACAATAAATGGGTCAAGAAAAATACCGAGAAAATAACGAAGAAGGCCCGAAAAAAATCTTCGAAAGAGTTGATGAAATACGCCAACGAGTTGATGAAGGATCCAAATGCCGTTAATAAATCCGGCAAACTCAGTGCGGCCACCATTAATTCTTATAACAAAAAAATGGCTTCTCTGATGAATGATAAAGTTTCCGACTTAACGTCACCATCTGGTAAAGTTGTACGATTTGTAGCCAAACGAGGAGAAGTTGGAGTTTTTATGGCGCTTGCTGATCAAGGTTACAATATGAACCAACTTAAGAACGGAATTTATGATTCTGGCAAAGTCGCATACAGAAGCACCGTGGTTGATAAAGTCGAAAACTAAAGGAGGTGATGACTAAAATGGAGGTGACTTTTAGTTCCAGACTAAAACATGCTTGGAATGCGTTTCTAAATAAAGACCCTACGAGTTTTTACAGAGATATTGGGATTGGTCATTCTTATAGACCGGATAGACCGAGACTTACACGTGGAAATGAGCGATCTATAGTAACGTCGGTATATAACCGTATTGCTTTGGATGCTGCGGCTATCAATGTCCAGCATGTTCGATTAGATGAAAATAATCGTTTCCTATCGGTCATCGAATCGGGATTGAACGGCTGCCTCACCGTCGAAGCCAACGTTGACCAAACCGGCAGAGCTTTTATACAGGACGCCGTCATGTCAATGTTGGATGAAGGATGTGTAGCTATAGTTCCAATTGACACGACCTTTAATCCCGAGATTACCAGTTCCTACGATATTAACTCAATGCGAACTGGTAAAATTTTGGATTGGTATCCAAATCACGTTAGGGTTCGAGTATATAACGAGAAAACCGGTCTTAAAGAGGATATTGAGGTTCCTAAAAGAACAGTCGCTATCGTTGAAAATCCTTTATATGCGGTTATGAACGAACCCAACTCAACCATGCAGCGTCTTGTTCGAAAACTCAATCTATTGGATGTAGTTGATGAACAAAGTAGCTCGGGTAAATTGGATTTAATTATTCAGTTACCTTATGTCATTAAGACAGAGGCAAGGCGTCAACAAGCCGAAAATCGGCGTAAAGACATAGAAGAGCAATTAGCCGGTTCAAAGTATGGTATTGCTTATACCGATGGTACGGAGCGTATCACACAGTTGAATCGTTCCGTCGAGAACAATCTAATGAAACAGATTGAATACCTAACGAGTATGCTATACAGCCAGTTAGGTATCACTCAGAGTATATTAGATGGTACTGCCGACGATAAAACGATGCTCAACTATTATAGCCGGACAATTGAACCTATCCTTTCGGCCATTGTTGATGAAATGAAACGAAAGTTTCTAACCAAAACTGCTCGGTCACAGTTGCAGTCGATTTCATTCTTCAGAGACCCGTTCAAACTCGTTCCGGTTAACGATATTTCCGAGATTGCCGACAAGTTTACTCGAAACGAGATCATGTCTTCCAATGAAATTAGACAAATCATTGGAATGAAGCCATCGGCTGACCCAAAAGCAGACGAACTTAGGAATAAGAACCTGAGCAAAGCAAAAGAAGAAAATGTCAATCCGCCGGGTGTAACGACTGAAGAAAAGATTGAAGCGGTAATCAAAAAATAGAAGGAGGATTCTAACATGAGAAACGAAGTTTATGCTAGTTATCACGAAAAATTTGTTAAAAATACAATTATATACGCGTCATTAGATACTAATTTATTGTATTTTTCAAAAGACATGACCCCTAAAGATTTAGTGTCTAAAAAGGAACTTAAAAACCTATTCGAAAAAGGCTTGATAATCGACGATGGCCGCAATCTTTACAAACCGGTCAAACTATCAAAAAATCCAGCGACAAATGAATACAACGTTGTTGTTTATGACGAAACCCAAGCCTATGTCTTTTCGTCCGAAGATAGCGAAGTATTTCCATTGACTCCAACTTATAATGCAGTCACAAGAGTTATAACTATCCCAGATCAAGACGGAGTGTTGTACTTTAAGGGTTCTTCAGAAAGAGCCCTGGTTCCCGGTGCTCAAACAGCATTGGCAATTGGGGTCGAAAGTGTTACTATTACGGCTAAACCGGATGAAGGTTATATATTTGACCCAGAATCCGTATTAGTGTGGGAAATCGACACAAGAATAGAAGTAACACCTGCTGCGGCTACTTTTAACGATTCTACCGGAGTTATAACAATTCCTTCGAAAACCGGATGCATTTATAAAATAGACGATCTAATTGTGCAATCCGGTCCACAAGATCCAATAGCTAAAGACACGGAAGTTGTTGTCACTGTTGTAGCGGATCAGGGTTATAAACTTGATAAGGATTCCACAGTAGAATGGACGTTCGAGTGGTCTGACTAATAAGAAAGGAGAAAAATTCAAAATGAATAAATTTGATTTTAGTGGCTGGGCTACCAGAAACAATCTCAAATGCTCTGATGGGCGAACCATCATGAAAGATGCATTTAAGCATAATAACGGGCAGACAGTTCCTCTTGTATGGAATCACCAACACAATGACCCTCTTAACGTTCTCGGGCACGCTTTGCTTGAGAATCGAGACGAGGGCGTTTATGCCTATTGCAAGTTCAACGAAACAGAATCCGGAAAGAATGCAAAACTCCTCGTTGAACATGGTGATGTATCAGCTCTATCTATTTATGCAAATCAGCTAAAGCAACAAGGTTCTAATGTTCTTCACGGAGCAATTCGTGAGTTGAGTCTCGTTTTAGCTGGTGCAAATCCAGGCGCGTTTATCGATTCTGTTATCCGTCACGGTGATGTATCAGACGAAGAAGCTATCATCTATACTGGTGAAAACATTTCACTTTACCACGCGGAAGAGCAGCAAAAAGACAAGTCCGAGGATAAGAAGGAAGAACCTAAGGCCGAGAAAAAAGAAGACGAGGAAACCGTTGCCGACGTGTTCGAGACTCTTAACGAGAAACAGAAAACGATAGTCTATGCAATGATCGGGCAGGCTCTTGAAGAAAACAAAGAGCCCAAAGATAACAACAATAATGACGACTCTAAAGGAGGAAATAAAATTATGAAGCACAACGTGTTTGATAAGGAAGATACCAAGCAAAAGGATGTCCTGAGCCATTCAGACATGGAAGCCATCTTTTCCAATGTTAAGCGCTACGGCAGTCTTAGAGACGCTGTTCTCGCTCACGGTATCGAAAACATTGATTATCTGTTCCCTGATGCTAAGAATATTACCAATACTCCCCAGTTTATTCAGAGAGACATGGGTTGGGTTCAGAAGGTTATGAAATCTGTACACCACACTCCGTTCTCTCGTATCAAGTCTATCTTTGCTGATATCACAGAAGAAGATGCCCGTGCTAAGGGTTACAT